CCCATGTGCGCCGTAAAATCGGCACACCAGCAACTGCCACACCTGACTCGTAATTGATATACGGGCTTGGCGCTTCAGTGAAATACTGAAGAAGGCTAGATGCTGCATGCTGCTTCACAACCCGCAATTTAGCAAACGGCTGAATTACGAGTGTATCCCAACGGTGGAGATCATAGTTCCACCTACGCTTGCGCGTAGACGGAGCCTGACCACCACTGAAGGTCGTGAAGCCGAATGCCCTTGCGCTCGATTGGACCGTAGGAACAAGTTGTTTCCACGGCACCGTCGACATAAGCCAAGCGGCTGTGCGCCAGAAACCTCCACGATGGAAGTTATTGGAGCTAGCAACTAAGCTAGGCAAGCGCTTAGGGTCGGACTCCTCATCTGTCGTGTTAACACGGATCGGGGTGACATCGTCACCACGAAACGCGTCTGTGCCGCAACTTTCGCGAAAGTTTCCCTTTACGAAAGTTTTCGACTCATTCACACGCAGGAACAGTGCAGTAAGTACTTGCACTATGAGCGGTTCCCAAGCTGTGGGGACGATAAGATCGTCCCCATAGACGCGGACCTGCCTAGACAGAGATTCTATATGCCTGCTCTTGGTTAGGTAAGAACCTACACCAACGCAGATAGTATAGAATATGATACTCTGAATAGGAAAGGTGAGAGCTGAGCCCATCGTAGAGAACTTCCTGAGCTTATGAAGGCTCGGGGAGGCGTCATCAATCGCATTCGTTATATAACGAGTACGACACGCGGACATGTACCACAGAAGTTCAGGATTCCTCCTGAAAATCCGTTCTACGAGCCACGTACTGACGCGGTCACTCGCCGAAGATAGATCTATCGTCGCGTGACTACCACTCTTGGATGAGTTAAGAGCTAAAGCCCCAGATCCGGGTTGGTCGGTAAAAGATACCGAGGCTCCAATCCCGTATTTAAGGGCTGCAATCCTACTATACAGGAAACTCCTGATAGATTGCTGACACCATTGATTCGAAGTAGGTTCAGCGGCGATAAGCCGTGGAGCCGTTCGGGTTTTTGGTACGGCAATAAGTCTCGAGGCGAACTCAGAGAGAGTAACCTCGACACCACTGGATTGCAATCGATCCATGAGACCAAGTGGGGTAGTACCCCACTGATCGAAAGGAAAGAGTTGCTCAAGTCGCTGACCCCAATTCCGGAAGTTATATTTGTACTCACCGGATTTAAGATCAGAAACAGCTCCAGGTCCATGCCTGAACGCGTACTTGTCGGGTTCGTAAGATCCCAACCAAGTAGCGGTTCTGTCAGCAACTTGCTGTACAGAACTGAGCACGCCGAAGAGGGTTGAATGCTCAGAAGCATACATCCCAGCATCGGTGACGTCAGTGACCGAGAGAGGCTTAACAAAATTATGCCAATCAGGGAAACTATCGTCAACACCATCCCAAATCTCGGAAGAGACAGGGAGACGTGCCTCGACATCGTAGAACTCCTTTGTTGCCTGATAAAGGTAACGGGGAGCGCACTCCAGTTCCATCTTCTTACAGACGCACAAGAGTGTGCGGAGTAGTCGGATTGAGTCTGGATCGATATCGACTTTCAGACACCCAGTACGATCAAAG